CCCGAAAGGGGCTCCCTGGCCAATTGCAGCATCTCACTGTCCTATGATGGACTTTCTTCCATTGTTGGACAGTGTTGGGGGCTTGTTACCCCCGGACCTGAACGACAGCTTCTACATGTTGGAGGGAGGTAAGTATTGACTCTTACCCGTAAGTCTCGCTATTTGCCAGATCTCTACCAAGAGGCTGGCAAGGCGAAGGCTACGGCTTGGCGCCAGTCGAAAGCAAAAGTCAAGGGTCCGGATTTTTCCGGCTCTTGGCCAATGTTTAGACCGACGTCAAGTACCCTCCGAGGCTATCAGTTTACTGATAGCGAGAACCATATCGACTTCGGACGTCCGAACCGTCCTTCCCATGATGAGGAGCTACAGCGGCTCTACGAACAAGTGTTCGTAGGTGTCGCTAGCCCTTTTCAGCAAGAAGGTAAAAGGCGGACGTCCAATCCATACGATGTTGGGGGTGAGTTTCTCACCCAGAAGGTGACTGTCGATGCCCCTTGGGGTCATCGGCAGGTTATCACCGGATTACAGGAGTTGAATTTCTCATTTGATGTAGGCCTTCGATATGAAGGTCCCATCTATGTGGGAATTCCCGCTCCGGGCATAGTTATGCCCCCGATGCCTACAGCTTCATCGCTGGAGGCCTTAGGGACAGACGCTATTGCACGGTGCGCTCCGACCAACAACGTAGCCCAAGCCGCTAACTTCCTTATTGAACTCCGGACTGAGGGTCTACCCCATTTATTTGGGATGACTCTCATTAAGGAGAGGGCACTCAAAGCCAAGAGTATTGGTGATGAGTACCTAAATAAGGAATTTGGTTGGGATCCAATGATCGGTGACCTGAAGCATATCGCTAAACAGGTCGCTCACGCTCATAATGTATTGTATCAATATGAGGTGAATTCCGGATCAGTGGTGAGGCGTGGATATGGTTTTCCTGTAGAAGAGTCCGAATCCATCACTCTTTTAGGGAACGCTCGAGCCAATGTCGGCAGCTACTTCGGAACTGAAATTTCCGGGTGGCCGTACGGCGATTGGACGGGTATTCTCTATTCAGGTGGTGGAACGGATCAGACCTATAGGAAACGCCACACTAAGAAAGAAGTGTGGTTCTCTGGAGCATTTACGTACCACCTTCCTTCTGGCTATAATGCTAGAAATAGGATGGTGCGTGATGCAGTTCGAGCCAAGACTCTACTAGGTCTTGACTTGACCCCAGAGGTCCTATGGAATGCTGCTCCGTGGACATGGGCCATTGACTGGTTTTCCAATACGGGAAGTGTAGTAGCTAACCTCTCGGATTGGGCCACCGATGGCTTGGTGATGAAGTACGGATATGTTATGGAACACATTACCATAACGGACACGTACTTTTGTATGAAACGCGGAGGTCTATCTGACCCCCGTGCCATACCGGCTCCACTCGTCGTAACCGTGGAAAGGAAACGACGTGTGAAGGCGTCACCATTCGGGTTCGGTCTAACCTGGTCGGGGCTTAGTCCTCGCCAAATAGCCATCTCAGTTGCCCTTGGTTTGACTAAGGGCATAAAGGGAGCTTTTTAACTCCCGTTACTGAGAGATGTCTGTCAATTGGTCCGAGCCAAAGGGGCTCGAGACCCGAGTCCTAGGAGTGATGCCTATGGCATTTACTGACCCTCAAACGGTCACCATTTCTGCAGTGGCCATTCCTCTTCCGCGCGTAAGTGTGGAGGAGGATGAGTCCATCTATCAGAGTGGTGACGGGCTAGTGCAGTTGCAAGCTTCCCACGAACAGGGGAAGCGTATGCGGCACTTGCTCAGGATCAACCATTCGAAGCTCACTTCGGATCCGTTTCGTCCTACGGAGAATGTCAAAGTGTCGATGAGTAATTACATCGTCTTTGACCTTCCTCCTGCGGGCTACACGGCAACCGAAGCACTCGCCGTGTACACGGGCTTCAAAACCCTGTACACTGCGACGAGCGATGCGCTCATCACCAAACTCCTCGGTGGTGAGTCGTAAT